CTGCGGGGCGCGGACGGCGGAGTCGATGACGTGGCCGAGGACGTCCTTCCACACCTGCGTCCACAGGTCGCGGCGGGCCGACGCCATCAGCCAGGTGGGCCGGTCGAGGGTCTCGGCGGTCGCCCGGGCGCCGGTGACGCCGGGGTCGGCGAGGAGCTGGGTGACGGGGACGTCGCAGGCGGCGGCGACCATCGCGGCGAGGGGCCGCCCGGACCCGGAGTCGATGGTGGCGCCGGTCTTGGGGATCGGCTGCAGGTCCTGCTCGGTGGTCAGCCCGACCATGCCGCCGGCGGGTGCGTTCGGGCCGCGCCACCCGTCGACCCCGGTCAGGGACTGGGCGAGCTTGGACACCTTGTCCTGGCTGGGGCCGGTGGCCTTCCACGCGAACCGGGACAGGGCCTTGACCAGCCGCGCCCAGTCCTCGAGGAACACGCTGTAGGCGCGGGCCCAGGGGAGGGCGGGGTTGAGGTCGCCGGAGCCCCACCGCTGGCCGCGCTGGGCGTTGACGCGGACGTGCCGGACGGGCGCGTCCCACAGGACGTCGCCGCGCTGGGTGTCCGCGCCCCACTGCTTCGGCCGCACCCGGGGGCGGAACCCGAGGGCGGGGTGGTAGGTGACGACCCGCTTGGCGGGGCCGTGGGCGTCGCCGGCAGGGCGGACGGTGCGCTCCCGCCGGTAGAACCAGACGGTCGCGGAGTCCTCGGGGTCGGTGACGGCGTCGGTGACCTCATCGAACGGCAGCACCCGGGTCTGGACGCGGCCAGTGAGCGGGTTGGTGAACAGCGCCAGCAGGATGTTGCCGTCGGTGCCGAGCGACGTCTCGTTCATGGCGCGGGACTCCACCGAGCACAGGGCGTCGGCGTTGGACGGGTCGTCGAGGAACGCCTGCACGACGGCGTCGACGTCCTGCTCACCGTCGCCGGTGCCGTTGGCGCGGGCGGAGATCTGCAGCCCGGAGCCCCACACGTAGGCGAACCGCAGGTTCTGGGCTCGGGCGACGAGGGCGTCGCGGGCGACCATGTACCGGCCGAGCGCGGACAGCTGCTTCGCCTCGGCGAGGTTGGCCTGCTCGTTGAGGCTGTCCGCGGCGCCGAGCAAGCTCGTCCACATGTCGGAGACGGGCCCGACCGCGGTGGTGGGGTCAGCGGCTTCGGTGACGAGCTGCCGGACGTCGGCGGCGAGCTGGGTGAGCTCGTCGGGCATGTCGATGAGGGCAGCCATGAGCCACCCCCGCACCGTCAGTAGTTGATCACCCGGTAGCCGGCGAGTTCGTCGTCCAGGTCGTCGGCGGTCACGACCCGCTGGCCGGTCACGATCGGCGTGAGCAGCAGGCGGTTGAGGGCCTGCGAGAGGGCGTCGACCTGGTCGTCGTGGGCGCCGGCGGGGAACGCCGCGGCCTCGTCCACCAGCTCACCCACCCACGGGCAGAGCAGGTCGTCGGGGAGCCACACGTTCCCGGCTTCAACGAACGGCGCGACGGCGGCGGCACGGGCGGTCTTCGACCCGTGGGGTTCCTCGGGGACGATGCCGGGGACGCGGCGGGACAGGGCGTTGATGACGGCGGTGCCGTTGGCCTTGTCCTCGACGAGCTTGAGCACCGCCTGCGGCCAGCGTGCGGTGAGGGTGACGAGGGCGCGCATGGTCTCGACGAACGACATCCGGGCCCGCACCTGGTCGAGGAGCCAAGCGCTGGTGCCGTCGGTGAGCCACACCTGCCCGACGACGTAGTCGGATCCGGCGGTGTCCTTGAACGCCATGTCCCAGGACTGCAGCATCCGGGTGGTGGGGGCTTCGGCGAGGGGTACGAACCGGGAGCCGTCGGGGCGGGTGACCCACATGGGCTGGGTGTACCGCTGCCACCATCCGCGCTGCAGGACATCACCGGACGCAGGGCTGGGCCGACCCTGGTAAAGGGCGTTCCAGGACCGGGTGCCGACTTCGCGCTTCTTCTGCTCCCAGTCGGAAGCCGTGCGGCCGCGGGCGGACTGCAGGTACTCGCCGGGCTCGCGGTCGAGTGGGTCCGTCTCGCCCTTGTTCGGATCGTGGTCGGCCTGGGCGGGGATGTTGATGACCCGCCAGGTGTCGCCGTTCTCGCCATCCTGCAGCCAGCCGGACAGGTCGTTCTCTCGCCACCTGGTCTGGATGATGACCACCGGTGCGCCGGCGAGGCGGGGCACAGCGACCTCGGTCCAGAAGTCGCGGACCGTCTCGTTCCACGCTTCGGAATCGGCTTGGCCGGCGTCCTTGTACGGGTCGTCGATGATCAGCAGGTCGACAGGGCGTGACGTAAGCGATCCGGTGATGCCGACGCAGTACACGGAGCCCTCGTGGCCGAGCAAGTTCCACTCGTGCTGCGCGGAGGACGCCGGGTCGACAGTGAGGCCGAGCTCTGGGTGATCGCGGATGTCGTCTCGGATGGCCCGTCCCCAGCGGCGGGCGACGTTGTGGGCGTAGGAGACGATGGCGATACGCAGCTCTGGGTTGCGGTGCAGCATCCACAGCGGAAACCGCCGGGACGTGCGCTGCGACTTCCCCTCCTGCGGCCCGAGCGAGATCATCAGGCGCTTGCAGCGGCCCTCGGCGATGTCGACCAAGGCCTCGTCGATGAGTTCCAACGCCGAGGTCTGGATGGTGCGGGGGTCAAGGGCTTGCGCCAGGTCACCAGGAGTTGTCCACCGATGAGCTGGGCGTTCCAGAAGGTTCGCGGCGGCGGTCCACATGTCGACCGTCACGCGTCACCTGCTCGGGGGGTTGTCCCGCCCGCGCCGGACTCTTCCCCAGACAGGCGCGGGCGGGAGCGTGGGGGCTGGTCTGCGGGTGCAGACACGAAGACCAGTTGATCAGAGAATGGGGGTTGCAGGGGGCGGTGTCAAGCTGCACGCGCCGAGTCGTTTCGTGATGCGAGACGCTCGGCCGCCGCGATAGCCGAGTACAGGAGCGCCCTTGTTCGCACATCGCACGCTGCGGGGTCCACGCGCCGGCGGATGGTGTCGGGGTGGCAGCCGACGGCGTAGGCAGTGACGGGGCGAGTGGCGAGCACGTCCCCGTCGGGCAGCTCGAGCAGGCCAGCGGGGCGGGCGCGAGTCGCGGAGAAGGTGCCCGTCACGATGAGGCACCCGTCGGCAGCTTGATCCGCACCCGGCCACTCTCCACCAGCCGCATGACCTCAGCGACGGTCTGTACACCAAGCCGATGGCGGATGCGCCTGCTGTGCGTCTTGACTGTGTCCTCAGACAGGCCGAGCAGCGCAGCTGCAGCTGGGGTCGAGAACCCATTGGCTAGCAGCGTCAGGATCTCGGCCCGACGTCCAGCAACGACGTAGACGTCAGAGTCGGGACTCACGGCTTCCGCTCCTGCCGGTAATCCGGGTGGTTGGCGTAGGGCAAGGCGAGTGCTCGCAGCAGCTTGAGCTCTACGTCGTCCTCCGGCTCAATGGGCGGCACGCCCCACTCGGCCTGGATTTGTCGATCCATCCGGCCCACCACGGTTGCCAGCTCGATGGTCCGCCGCTTGGCCTCGCACTCGGCCAGCACGCGGGCCGGGTCCCACAGGGCGATGTGCCGCATGGTGGTGATGTCGGGCGGAATCGCTCCTCCCTCGTCGTCAACGACGGTCTCGGGCACGTCGGGCAGCTCGAACGCGTGGACGTCTAGCGCCCTGATGCTGTGGCCCTCGTGCCCGTTGGCCGCCACCTCCCACCGACCGCCCGGGTAAGCAGCCTGCGCTGCCGCCTCGTCCTCGGCGATACGGGCGAGCAGGAACTCCGTCAGGTCGCTCACGAGATCGGCCCGTAGAACGCGTCGAGTTGGACATTGAGCTCGGCCACGTCGGGGTGCTGGGCGAGATCCCGGTCGAAGCCCGCCTGCATCGCCGCCCCCAGCTCGCGGAACGCAGCTGCAGCGCTCCGGGCGGCCGTCGCCAACATCTCGTACTCGCTCACGCTGTCCGCCTCCGTACGTCGTCCTGCCACTGGTCGATGCTGATCGTGCCCTGTCCGACGGCGGGTGGCCGGTGCCCGACGTGCCACAGGCCGCAGTGCTCACAGGCGTAGACGCCGATGTTGCGGTCGCCGCGGAGCTTCATGCGGCGGACGACGTCCTTGGCGTGCCGGCGCTGCACGTACGGGATCTTCTCCGACGGGCAGGTCACCGCGCAGCCTGCTTCTCGGCTCGGCGGAGCTGGATGAGCAGCCACACCTCGAGGGCTACCTGCAGCAGGGTGATGGTGTCGACGTCGCCGGTGGTCATCACGATCGCGTTGACGATGGCGAGGGTGGCCCAGAAGATCACGATGCCGCCCGCATGTCCTCGATCCGACGGGCCAGCAGGAACAGGCTGGTCTTCTCCCAGACGGTGCCGCA